CCGCGGGATAGCGCGATGGATTTCACAGTGCAAATCAATACGGACGAGATTGTCAAAACGCTCGGCCGGACGATCGGCAAAATCACTTACATGGGCGGTGTCGAGCTTCCAAAAGAATTGAGCGACTGGCAGACCGACAACGTGCACCGCAGGAAGCCGGCCACCAAGCGGTCGCGCTGGCGCGCAGGCTCGACCAAGGTGCAAACGTTGTTCCGGCCGCACTCGCGGTATGAGACCGAGAAATCGACGCTCTACCAGCGGCGTTTGATGCGGCGGCTGCGGCGCGTCGGGACCACCAAGAGGTTCAAGCAGATCAACGATTATATTCAATTGAAGCGATCGAGCCGGCCAATCCTGCGCGACAGCCTGATTGCCGAACTGAGGGATCGCATGAGCGCGGCATTGTCCGAAACGATCTCCTGGAAATGAACGCGATCGTCAGGTTGCCGGACGGCATCACGCAGACGCAGAGCTGCGCCTGGGTCCTGCGCGAGCTTTTCCTCGAGACGCTCGAGCCGTACTTTTCCGGCTTCACGGTCCGGCGTACTGATTACAAGCCGATCCTGCCCGCGCAATTGCCGGTCCTCGGCGCCTACATCCTCAACGAGCGCATGACGCCGGACGGCGACGCGAACGCGGGCGCCATCAAGTTTATCCATAATTTCCAAATCGGGTTCTCGATCATTATCGCGAACAACGACCCGGACATCGCCGAGCAGAAGCTCGACGCAGCGTTCTGGTCAATCATGAACGGCTTATGGACGGATGCGGCGCTCACCCGTTTTTTCAGCTCGGCCAATCCTGATCACACGACCCTGGAAGGCGTGGCGCTCGGCCTGCGCCGCATGATCTACGGCAACATCGGCAAGAACAACGAAACGCCGATCGCCGAGCTGCAATACGAGGTCACCTGTACCTATCGAACGTATTGGCCGCCGGTCGTCAATGACTTCCTCGACAAGATCGTCGTGACGGTGATCCCCGCGGGGTTCGATCCGACGCAAACGCCGACCATAACCATCGAGTACGACTTCACCCAAACCGGCTAACAACGGAGAGCAGACCATGGCTCAACCAGAGAGCGGCTTTGCCATTCGCCAAGAGCGCATCAAGGCGCGCAAGGAGCTTATGGCCAGGATCACGCCGCGATATCCGCACGTGCGCGTCAATCCGGCGAACGACGACATGCGTCGGCTCGTGAAGCATCCGAGTGGCATCGCGTTCCCGGCCACCGGCTCGGTCGAGTGGCCAAACGACAAGTTCACCAGGAAGCGCATCGCGGACGGTTCGGTGACGCTCGAGGAAAAGAAACAGGAGCATGCCGCTCCCCACTCGCCGCAGCGCGCAGCTCACAACTCATGGAGAACGGTCATGCCGATCAGCTTTTCCCAGATACCTGCTGACATCAAGGTCCCGCTTTATTGGGTCGAAGTGGACCCGTCCATGGCGGGGCTTCCGCAGCTCGGGCTGCGCGCCTTGATGGTCGGCACAGCCCTCGCCGGCGGCGACGTGCAGATGAATGTTCCCGTCGCTGTTGGCTCGCAGGCGCAGGCTGATGCGCATTGGGGCCAAGGTTCTGAAATCAGCCGAATGTTTCAGGCCTTTTTTGCTAATAATTTCTCCAACGAGGTGTGGGGCGTCGGCATCCCCGAGCCGGTGGGCGCAACTGCAGCGACCGGCACCATTACGGTATCGACGCCGCCGACCGATGCGGGAACGATCCACCTGTACATCGGCGGCGTCCATGTCCCGGTCAACGTCGGCTCGACCGACACGACAAACACGATCGCGACGAACATCAGCACCGCAATCAACGAGATATTTGATCTGCCGGTCGCATCCTCGGTGGCGACGAACGTCGTGACGCTGCACTGCCTCTGGAAGGGCATCAACGGCAACGACATCACAGTAAGCGTGAACTATTACGGGACGATCGGCGGGGAGATAATGCCTCCCGGCGTCACGCTCGCGCTTCCGGCGACCGGTTTGCTCACCGGCGGCGCAGGCGTGCCCGACTTCACGGCGGCGATCGCCAACATGGGCGACCAGCCGTTCGAATACGTGGCCGTGCCCCACACCGATGCCACGACGATGCTCGACTGGGACCAGGAATATGGTTTCACCGACACCGGCCGGTGGGGATGGCAGCGCCAGCTCTTCGGCCACGTGTTCACCGCCAAGCGGGGCGATTATTCAAACCTGATCACGTGGGGCGACGCGCAGAACTCCGGCGTCATCTCGGCGATGAGTTTCGAGCAGGCATCGCCCTCGCCGTGCTTCGAGTGGGCGGCCGCCTACGCCGCCAAGGCGCAGCGCGCGCTCGTCAACGATCCGGGCCGGCCTCTGCAGACGCTCTCGCTCAACCAGATCAAGTGTGCTCCGCTGCAATCGCGGTTCGACTTCGTCGAACTCAACGGCCTCGCAGAGAACGGCCTCGCGATCCAAAAGGCGGGCAGCGACAACCAACCGATGATCGCCAGAGAGCAAACGACTTATCAACGCAACTTGTACGGCCAGAGTGACGACGCCTATGAGCTGGTGACGACGCTCGCGACGTTGGCCAGGCTCTTGCGCGACCAGCGCCAGGCGATCACCAGTAAATACGCGAGGTGCAAGCTTGCCGACGACGGGACCCGCTTCGGCCCCGGGCAGGCGATCGTCACGCCCGGCACCATCCGCGGCGAGTTGATCTCCGAATATGCGATCGAAGAATTCAACGGCCTCGTGCAGGACGCGACCGACTTCGCAAACAATCTCTTGGTCGAACGGGACCCGAACGATCCGAACAGGATCAACGTGCTCTATCCGCCCGGCCTCATCAACCAGCTCCGCATCTTCGCCGTGCTGGCGCAGTTCAGGCTCCAATATGACCGCGGCCTTGACACTCTGATCGCGGCGCCGAGCCCAGTGGGTGTGACCGGCGTCATGCCGGCGACGTTCGGCTGATCGCTTCCCATCAAAACTGAGAAGGAGAATTGGCATGGCAGTCCGCATCGCGGGCATCGCCTTCTTGCTGGTCGACAGCAACCAGATGGCGCTGCGCGGCAACTTCACGGTCTCTCCGGCCGTAGTAGAGCGAACTATGTTGGCAGGGCAGGATGGCGTCCATGGTTACCAGGAATTGCCGCGTGTGCCGTACATTGAGGGCGACCTATCAACGATGCCTGACCTCAATCTCAAGGACCTGGAACGTCACCGTCGTCGCCCAGCTTGCCAACCAGAAGCAGTACACTCTCGGACAAGCGATATGCAAAGCCGGGTTTGAGGCTAATACCAGGGACGGACAGGTCAGGGTCCGCTGGGAGGGTATCACCTGCCAAGAGGGGACGTGGTAAATGAACAAGCCCGTCGCGAGGGAAGGGTTTCAGCACGCCGAGCCGGTGAAGGCGGAGCCGGTGGCGTCGCCGGCGGAAGCGCCTGCGCCGCCCCCTGACGATCTCAAGGAGACCTGGCCGATCAAGGTCAAGCTCGTCCACAAGCCGATCCGCGATCAGGACGGGAGGGAACTGGCCGAGCTGGCGTTCCGCGAGCCGACCGCCGGCGACATCAACCGCTATGGAAATCCGGTGCGCCTGACCAACGACTTCGACGCGGCGATCGACGAGCGGAAAATGACGCTGATGAAACTGACCGTTTCGCTCGTCGACAATGCGACGCCGCAGCTCGGCCGCATCAAGTCGGCTATGCAGGGCCTCGGCAGCAGCGAGGCCCACGCCGCGATACGCCACACCAGCGAGCACGCCAAGAACCTCGGCGAGCACATCGGCAAGCTCGGCCACGACGTCGAGCACGTGGCGAAGCATCTGTTGCCATCGTTCGTCACCGGCATAGCAGGCGTCGGCACCGGGTTCCTGGCGCTCGAACTTGCCACCGACAAGACGGTCGACAGCGTCAAGGAATTCTCCAAGGAGCTTAGCCAGCTCGACCGCGTCGCGAAGCAGACCGGCGTCAGCGCCGGCCAAGTCAAGGAGATGATGGAGACGTTCCAGCGCGGCGGCGTGGATGCTGGACAGGCGAAGCAGAACATCGCGGGCCTCGCCGCGGCCATGGGCGACCTGACGCGCGTCGGCAGCGAGCTGCGCCAGAAACTGGTCAAAGGCGCCGGCCTCGAGCACGCGGAGGAGATGCAGCGTTGGCTCGTCGGTTTGAGCGGCAAGGACATCTCGCAGTTTGCAAACGAGGTGAAGCAGAAGAGCGACGAGATTTACCAAAACATGGTCGAGCATCAGAAGCGGCTCGGCGCCACTTCCGAGGCCGCCGCAGCGCGAGCCGCAGATGCGAGAAAATCATTCCTGGAGGCATTTGGCGCTCCTGACCTCATACAGGTCATGGAGAAGTTCACGAAGATGTCTGCCGAATAGCAGCAGGCGTGGAACGAACGTATCAAGGCTGCAAAAGACTTCGAGGCTGTCAGCGGCGACATCTCGATCCAGTGGGAGAAGATCACGGACGTTTGGAAGACGAACGCCATGGAGGCCCTGCTCCCGGCCGCCCGGCAACTCGACGAGATTTTCAAGAGCTGGGCAGAGAAGGGAGCGCTCGGGACAATAGGGGAAGGCGTCAAGAAGTCCATTGACGAAGCCACTGAAGGCTTCAAGCAGATGCAGGAGCTGACAAAGCAGAAGCCCGCCACTTGGTCTGATTGGGCGAGGTCCGGCCAGGGCCTTCCAGGTTTCCTGTTCGGGGGCGCCGAGAAGAAAGAAGCCGAAGCCGGGCCGCACGAAGGCGCTCCAGCCCATGAAGCCGCTCCAGTGCATGAGGCTCCGCCTGCGCTGGCGCCGGTTGCCCCGCCCGCTCCGGCCAAGACTGATTTCTGGTCGAGGACCCATCTGCCTAAATTTCAAGAGGGCGGTCTCGTCTCGCAAGACCAGGTTGCGATGCTTCACAAGGGCGAACTCGTCATCCCGGCAGATTTGATGAACGTGCAGCGCGACGCGATCAAGCCGGCCTTTGGCAGCGATCAGGATTGGATCAATGCGATCATGGGGCCAGCGGCGGCCTCGGATTGATGAAGGCGATTGTCAACCTGATTGGCGCAGCGCCGACGGAAGGCGGCATAGCGAGCCTCTTGCGTTCGAAGGTGCCGTCAGTGCCAACCGGCGCCGCCGGAACCGCTGCAACCAAGCGTTATCAGCGCGGAGGTTTTGTCGATCGCGACCAGTTCGCAATGCTGCACGCCGGGGAGACTATCACTCCCGGCGAAGGTGCGGAGACCGTCGAGAAGCAGACCAAGGCGACCGACGAGCTGACCGAGCAGATGAAGAAGCTCAACGACCTCCTCGACGAGCAAATAACGACGCGGATGGGTGGCCTCGGTCCTGGCCTCGGCGTCGGGCCTGGCGTCGTCGGTGGCGGCTTCAGAGGCGGAGGCGGAGGTTTCGCCGCGGGCGCCGGTTATGCTGCGGGCGCGGGCAGCGTTTCGCCGATGGGCGCTCTCCCCGGCCTGGGAGCCGTTCCGGGCCTGACCGGCGGAGATGGCACGGCCGGAGGCGGCACCGGCGGCGGAGGAGGTGCTGGCCGAGGAGGCGGCGGAGGCCAGCCATACAGCAGCCATGTCGGCGCCGGCGGAATAACCAGCGACGCGACGGTCCCCGGCAACATCCTCGAGACGGCAAAGCATGTGGCAGCGACCCAAGGTCCGGCCGGCGTCGAAGCTTTCATGAGATCGCAGGTTATCCGAAGGCTGGTAGTTGGTGCGGCGAGTTTGCCGCGTCTGTCGTCAAGGCTTCGGGCGGCACTCCGCCGCAGAACGCAGCGATCGCGTCGAATTGGCGCAACTGGGGCGAGGCAGATCCAACTCCGCACGTCGGAGAATATCGCCGTCGCCAACCGCGGCGTGCGAACAGGGGCGACTGGGAGCCACGTCACGTTCGTTTCCGCCATCGACCCGAAGACCGGTCGTTTCACCGGGCTCGGAGGCAACCAGGGCGGGACGCTCAAGGAGAGCAGTTTCGCGACCGGCGGATACACGTTCCGCAAGCCGACCCCGGCCGAGGCTGAGAAGATGGCCGCCATGGTCGGAGCGACCCCGCAGACGGCAGCATCGTCATCGATCGATGTGAGCGGCGCTGCCGCTGTTGCTGGCGAGGGCGGAGCTGCCTTTCTGGCGAAGCAGCGCGCTCCATTTGCGCAAGAGCTGGAACAAAAACCTTGGCTGAAAAGGCATCTCGCCGGGCTGGCAACGCTGGAGCACGAGGGCGACCGGACTGCCGTCGTCGAGAGCCTCTACAATCGCACGGCGCTCGTCAATCAGGAGCGCTCGAAACGTGGCCTTCCCCCTGTCTCGCTCGAGCACATGATCAATCCAGGCGGAAGCGGCAGTTTCTACGGGCCGGAGAGGGCCGGCATAGTTGACAGCAAGGCCGCCCAATTGGCGCGCGATCCTGCAGCTTACAAGAGGGCGCTCGCTGACATCGATGCAGGGGCCTCGAGCAATCTCTTGAGGGGCGCGACTGACCAGGGCAGCGGCCACGATCCAAACGTCAATTGGTTGGGCGGCAGGGTCGTGCGCCAGGGGGAGGTCTATAACGATTGGGAATATGGCGGCAGTCATAAGGCCGCTCAGGAGTTTCGCGAAAGACAACAGGCGCAGGTCGCAGCCGCTGATCGCGCCTCCATGGACCGTCAGATGGCGCAGAAGGTCGAGGGCTCTGGCAAGCTCGACGTGAACGTCAACGCGCCGAAGGGCACCACGGTTAACGCCGAGGGCAAGGGCCTGTTCAAGACCGTGAACGTGGCTCGCAATACCCAGATGGACAAGACGGCATCGCAGGCCGAGCCCGCGAACCTCGTGGAGGAGTGACGTGGCCGGCTCGATCCGCGACATCAGCCTCCCGTTCCGCAACGAGTGGCTCCCGGCGTCATTCCGCGGCGCGATGTTTCATGTGGAAACCGGCAGCAAAGAGAGCGGCCGGCGCATCGTCGTCCATGAATTTCCAAAGCGTGATATCCCTTACGCCGAGGACATGGGCCGGCGCACCATGGAGTTCAGCGTCCGCGGCTATTGCATCACGTTTCCTACCGATACGAACGTGGACCTGTACCGCGTCGACTACCGCGTCGCCCGCGACGCGTTGATCGCGCAGCTCGAGCAGGCGGGCCCGGGCGTCCTGCAGCTCCCGACCATCCAACCGATGCTCGTCGTGTGCCCGCAGTACCGGTGGAGCGAGGAGACGCGCTCCGGCGGCTTCTGCGTCTTCGACATGAGCTTCGTTGAGTACGGGCTCGCGCCGTCGGCAGCCGAGGACTCGACGCGCGACAACCTCATCGGCAACTCGGAATATCTGCGGCAGCGGGTCCTCACCGTGATGACCGGGCTCGAGCAGGCAGTCATGAACGCAGCCGGCCTCGTGCCGAAGCCGCTGCTCGGCCCGGCCGCGCCGCCTTCCCAAGGGGCTCGGCGTGTTCAAAGATGACGGGAAGGAGGCAACCCCGATCCTGCAGCGGGCGCTCCGCAACCTGCGCGGCGCCGTCCCCACAAGCGGGCTCAGCGGCTCCGACCTGAGGACGGCGTGCGGCCTGCTCTCTGCGAACGCCGAGCAGCTCCTCTACTTCGACCAGGCCGGCACTCCGCTGTCGAACTGCTTCGAGCTGGCGAGGCAGAACGGGGCGACGCAATCGCAGATCGCGTGGGTCCGCCAGCAGACCGAGCTGGAGGCGCCGGTGACCGTCGGCGCCACGATGGTCGCGAACTCGATCATGCGCCTCTGCCTGGTGACCGAGGGCCGCATCATCGCCGATATGACGTTTACGAGCCGCCAGGACGTCGATGCGATCAAGCTCGAGGTCAACAATATCTTTGCTGACGCCGAGGAGGTGGCGGCGGACGAGATGGACCAGATGAGTTACCGCGGGCTCGTCGAGCTTCATGCCGGCATCATCGCTTTCCTGGTCGAGACCGCGAGGCCGCTCCCGGTCATGCTGCAATTCAGCTTTGCCCAATCGATGCCGACGCTGACGATGTCGAACCGGCTCTACTACGACGCCAGCCGCGCCGACGAGCTGCGCGCCGAGAACAAAGTGGTGCATCCGCTTTTCATGCTCCCGACCGGGCAGGCCCTGTCGTCGTGAGCCATGGCCGTCAAGCTCCTCGACGCCGCTCCGAACGCTCCGCCGGCCGCGCCGGCGCCAAGCGACACTCCTCCGGCCGCCCCGGCGCGGCTCAAAACCCCGGCGATCAGGCCGACAGAAGACGCCGGCAGAGCTGTACGCCGAGGAGACCGCGACGCTCCTCGTCAACGGCCTCAAGTTCGTGGATTGGGAAACGATCATGGTCCAGCACCGCTGGACTGAGGCGTTCCCGACCTTCAAGTTCACTACGGCAGACCGCGTCGAGGTCCCGCTCGATTGGCGCTTGTTGCAATTCAAGCCTGGCGACGAGTGCGCGATATATCTCGGGCAATGGCTGGCGATCACCGGCATCATCACGGTCTGCCAAGTCTCGTACGACGCCAACCAGCACGGCGTCATGCTCCAGGGCAACGGCATCACCTGGTACGCCAACCGCGCCAGCGTCATCCACCCGACTGGAAACTTTGACGGCAAGAGTTTCGTCCAAGTCGCGAACGAGGTTATCGCGCCCACTGGCGTTGGCGTGAAGATCATCGGCGACCTCGACAGCACGCCTTACGAGCGCCTGCAGGTCGAGACGGGGGAGACGGTCTGGAATTTCCTGGAGCGCATCGCGAGGCCGCGCGGCATCGTGATGGGCAGCGATCACCTTGGCAATTTCCTGCTGATCGGAGACCACACCTACACGCCAACCATGGACCTGGTCGAGGGCATCAATATCAAGAAAGCCCAGATCACGATCATGGTGGAGGACATTTATTCCGAATATATCGTGCGCGGCCAGACGGCCGCCACCGACGGCCACAGCGGCCCGACGGCGGCGGAGCAGGAGGCCCGGGTCGCTGGAAGCGCCAAGCGTTACAGCCCGAGGCTGACGCCGGCCGAGCAGCCGGTGTGGGGCATCGAAGAGCTGCAGAAGCGCGCTTCCAACGAGGCCGTGTGGTCAGAGGGGACGATCATCCAGGCGACCATCACCGTGCAAGGCTGGATGCGCCCGAGCGACGGGCAGCTCTGGCAGGCCGGCAGCGACATCCGCATCTGGACCCCGATGGGGATGCTCAACATGGTCCTCAAGGCGCAGACGGTGACGTTCATCCAGAGCCGCGCCGCCGGGACTGAAACGATCCTCGACCTCGTCGCCCCGTGGCTCCTCAAGGACCGCGGCGACTGGAACGTGGCCACGCCGGGGGCGCCGGTCGAGCCGGGCGGTCCGGACGTCACCGCAGCTCCACCAGAGACATCTGTGGCCGAGCCGCCGGCCGAGACGCTGGGATAATCAAATTGCCGCACCGTGCGGTTTGTCCCGACATCAACATGCACCGCTCCACGCCGGCCAACACTGCGTTCCGCGCCTACTCGTCCGGCGGCGCGCGGACCTGCATCCACGCGATCGACGACACGACGCAGATGCAGGAGATGGGCGGGAACAGGATGGCCGGCGAAAACCGGTCGAAGGTGGAGAGTCCGCAGAACTACGGCTTCACCAGCGTCGTCCACGGTCCCGACCAGGACGAGAGCGGAAACGTGACGGATTGCGCCGAAGGCTTCATGAGCTTCATGGG